AGTTTTATACGACAGTAAAAATATTACTGCTGACATCAGTGATCATTTAATTTCATTGACCTATACCGATAAGGTGGAAGGCGAATCCGATGAAATTGAAATTAAGCTGGAAGATGCTGACATGCTTTGGCAAAATGCATGGTACCCAAAAAAAGGATCCCGGTTAGATGTTGAGATTGAACAGGATGGGTATGTACTGAATTGCGGGGCATTCACTATTGACGAAATTGAAATGAGCAGCAGCCGGGAAGGTGATTCAATTTCCATCCGTGGGCTTGCTGCATTCATCACCAAAAAATTACGGACAAAAAAAAGCAGTGGGCACGAAAATAAAAGCCTCCGTGAAATTGCTTCGACAATAGCAGCGGCCAACGGACTAACTGTTGCCGGCACTATCGCTGACATCACTTTCAAACGAGTTACACAGTATCAGCAAACTGATTTGGGATTTCTGAAAAACATTGCTGCTGATTATGGCTATACATTTTCCGTTCGTGATTCGGTTATGACTTTCACTTCCATCACAGAATTGGAAGGCCGTTCACATGTACTGACAATTGATAAAACAGAACTGCTTTCGCATTCTGTGAAAGATAAAACGATGGGCGTGTATAAGGCCGCAAAAGTAAAGCATCATTCCAGTAGCCAGAATTCCACCGTTGAAGCAACTGAATTAAATCCGGATACTGATTTTGCAAAAGAGGATACACTCGAAATAAAATCCCGTGCTGAAAATAAACAACAGGCTGAAGCAAAAAGCAAAGCTGCACTGCATAAAAATAATTCGCTGGAGTGTACCGGATCTGTTGCCATGCCCGGCAATACTTTAATAGTTGCCGGTAACAACTTTGAATTAACCGGAATGGGTTCATTATCTGGCATCAATCATATCATTAGCAGCTCTCACACAATTGACCGATCCGGTGGATATGTTACCAATGCAGATATCAAACGGGTAAATAAAATTGCCACCTCCAAACATAAACCGAAAACAAAAAGCACGGCAAGAAATAACGCAACAGTTGGGCAAAAACCGGTTTATGAATCTAACAACGATTATAGCTGGCAAAATGCTACATCAAAATTTCAAAGCAGCGGAGCAGTAAATAATTAATAACGATGAATTTAAAATTTGGAAAAATAACTGAGGTTGATCCGGATAAAGGTTTGGCAAAAGTCACCTTCGAAGAAGATGATAACCTTGTCACGGCTTTTCTTCCAATGTCCGTTCCAAAATCTGCACGGGATAAATATTCAATTCCTTTCGATGTGAATGAGCATGTTTGGTGTATCATGGATGACGCTTGTGAAGATGGAGTTATTGGCGGTGCCATCTATGACGCACAAAACAAACCTTCAGGCTTGGCCGATAAAACAAGTGTGCAATTTGAGGGTAATATGAGGGTAGAATACGATAGATCAACGGCAACTTTGAAAATATCAGGCGGGGAGTTAGTCACCATTCAAATTGACAATTCAGAAATCAATGTTCAGGATGGCATTTTGATAAAAAGAGGGGATGAAACACTAAAGAAAATTTTTGATGATCTGATTGATGAGGTAAATAAAATAGTAGTTCCAACTAACGTTGGGCCATCCGGAACACCGATCAACGCAGCGGCTTTTACAGCAATTAAAACCAGGGCGGCAAGCCTTTTAAAATAAAATGTATGTCTTTTCTAAAAATAATTAATGTGGTTTTTCTGCAATGGTTTTTCGTAAGACTTACAAAGTGCCGTGAAATTATAGGTCAAAGGCAGTATAGATATTTTAGCATTATGTACTGGGTTATTCCTTGTACCGGATGGTGGTCCATTTTTAAATTTATCGGAGGGCCGGAAGGTAAAATTAAGAGAGTATCTGAAAAGCGTCTTATATAATGGCACTCAATAAAATTGACCTTGCAGCAGGAATAAAAGCTTTGGAAGATGAGCTGTATAATAATAGTACAGTAACACCAGAACAGGCACGGACTAATTATGCAAATGGCATGGCAAATTTGATGGATGCATTTGTAAAATCAGGAACTGTAAGCGTAACAGTTACAACAACCGGAACAACAACATCACACACCGGAACGGGCACCGGGGCGGTAACATAAAAACAAAAAAGCATTGGCAATATTAAAAGATATAAAATCCACGTCATGGCAGGTATCAACTACCGGCGCAGGTTATATATCTGAAGGCTTGGAAGATGTAAGGCAGTGCATTGATGTACTATTAAGAACGCAAAAGGGTACCGATCCGCTACGCCCTGAATTCGGTTCAGACATTTATCAGCACATAGACAAGCCTGTTAATTCAGTAGTTGCCAATGTAAAAAGGGCAATTATTTCTGCATTGGAAATGTATGAAAAGCGGGTATCTGTTGTTTCGGTAAAACACGCTGTCAATGTATCAACAATAGATTTCTTCATTACTTATAAGCTGATCGATAATGACATGATTGATCAGCTTCAGTTGTATTTATCTGATGCCGGTTTTGTGGTAACACCTGCCAGGCCCGGCGGGATGGTGGTTGAAGCAATTATTCCTGCAAATGGTAGCCTGCAATTGAAGGTTGCATTTACGGCAAACGGTTTACCGGTTTTACCGGCACCTCCTTCTTTTGGTTTTGCAAACAGTACGATCATGTTTGCATGGATCGTTGAAAACTGGGGAAGCTTTGGAAAGTGGTATTTGTTGCCGGGTAAATTAATTGTGTACCTGAATAACTCCATCACATCCGCAACGCTGGAGGTAAGTATTCAAACGATCTACCGGTACGAATCAGTTATTCCTGCTTTGGAAGCTGGCCAGATATTCAGGTTAACATTAAATACTGATGACGAGAATTCAATAACCGGAACCGTACCGGGGCCAATGGGGAACTTACTGGCATACGCAGTTGCAAACTTTTCTGATTTCGGAACATGGGTAATTGAAAGTGAAAATGGTGTGGGTGATTTCAGTGTAGAAGATTTTGACTTCAATGATTTTTCAGTGTATTCTTTTTTATACAAATTGGTTTTATACAGTGATACGCTAAATGACGGCGGTGTATCAGTAACAGCAATAACATAATGGCAGTAACAGAAAAAATATCGTTTGTAGATACCAATCCGGATACGGTTGTAAATCAATTGGTAACATATTACGAAGGTATCACAGGGAAAAAAATACAGCCGGCGCAAATTGAAAGGATGGTATTTTCTTCAACCGGTTACCGGTTAGGGTTATTACTCAATCAGATCAATGAGGCCGCTAATCAGTGTCTTATTGCCTTTGCAATAGGGCCAGCGCTGGAAGCATTGGCAGAACTGGTAGGTGTTACCAGGTTACCAGCTTCATCCGCTCAATGCGTTGTTAGGTTCACGTTGGTAGATGGCCATGGCGCATTAGTTATGTCACCCGGTATGCGTGTACAAAGTATAGATGGCCAGGCTGCTTTTTCAACTATCGAAACAATTAACGTTTTACCTGAAGATACTTTTGTTGATGTAAAATGTGAGTGTTCAAAAACCGGCATCGTTGGTAATGGTTACGCCATTGGGAATATAAATATCATTCTCGATCCGAAACCTTATGTTTCCACCGCTTCAAATGTGGACGCCACAAATGGCGGGGCTGATGATGAAACAGATACTGAATTACGTGAGCGGGTATTGCTGGCACCATCGGCTTTTTCCGTTGCAGGGCCAAAGGGCGCTTATAAGTTTTGGGCTAAAAGTGCTCACCCAACAATCGTAGATGTAGCGGTCACCATCGGGCACGATACCGAAGGTGATATAATACCAGGGCAGGTTGATATCTTCCCGCTGCTGCTTGGTAATGCCACACCATCAACCGAAATCATTGACGCTATTTATGCCATTTGCAACGATGATAAAATACGTCCGCTGTCCGACACTGTTGTTGTAAAGTCACCAACAAAAACAGATTATGCTATAGTCGTAAATCTTACCATTCTTACAGATGCAATATCCGCTGATGTACAAAATCAGGTCATGGCAAAGCTGGAAGCCTACCGGGATGCAAGGGCAAATAAATTAGGAATTGATGTGGTAGTTAACCAGATCATTGGAGTATGTCAAAGTGTGGCGGGGGTATATACCACCGCTGTTGCTTCGCCTTCAGCAAGTATTGTTGCCGGTGAAAGTGCGTTTACAAATTGCACCGGTATAACCGTAAATATTACAGGCACTGCTGATGAGTAATCTTGCTACCATATTGCCGGATTCAATCAGCATCTATCCTGATATCGCAGCTTTTGACACCGCTGTTGCAAAATATATTGCAACGATACCGGTTGAAAGGTTGCTGGTTTATAATATTGATCACGTTGTTTCGGATGCTTTACCGGCACTGGCAGAACAGTTTGACGTATTAGGATACAAGGGAATGAGATTGGCGAAAACGGAAGATGATAAAAGACAGATTATTAAACGTGCAATTGAATTGCATAAATACAAGGGCACACCATGGGCAGTTCGTGAGGCAATGAAAAGTGTAGGGTTCGAAGATGTTGAAATTAATGAAGGTGTATCCGGGCATTGGGCAAATTTTTCTATCACGCTGTTAACTGCAGGGGTAGGCATCACAGATAGCAGCATTGCAGAGCTTCGGAAAATGATTGAGGAATACAAGCCGCAACGAAGTAACCTGGTAGATATCCTGATGGAAATTTTGGTACAGGATGAAATCATTTTCAGCGAAGACATTACCGGCATTTCTCCGGATATTTTGGCTGATGATAAAATAATTTTTACAGCGTCTTTAATTTATGATGGCGTTGGCGAATACAACGGAATCTTTGACCATAGCGGGGATTCTGATTTGGTAAGCATTGAACCTATATAATTATGATACTCAATACAGGTAAATTAAATGTTTTGCAATTACTGGCAGGTAATGCCAGCGGCAAAAAGATCACACATATAGCAGTGGGCACATCAGGCACCGAAGCTACTGCAGCAGATACAGCATTAACCGGAGCCGTTACAGCAGCCGTCACGCTGGTAGAATACCTGCCCGGAAATGTTGAGAGGTACACAGCGGTTTTACCCGATAGTGTTCCTGCAATGACCATTGCAGAAATGGGCCTGGTGAATGAAGCCGGCACACTGGTACACAGAAAAGTACTGGCCAGCACTTTCAGTAAGGCGGTTGGCCTGGCTTATACATTGAAGTACGAAATAAAAGTTTTGTAAAATGACAAACATCACTGAAGAAAACATCTTCCCGGTAAATGTGAATCGGTATGATACGGATGATCCTGTTTTAGGCGGGCTCACAGGTGAAAGCAATGACCCTATAATTGCGCTCACACATCGCAGCCGGTACCTGTATAATTATCAATCCAGTTTTACAGGCATTGAACCGATCGCCACCACGGCAACCATTAATAATTCATATTTAAGGAAGCTGATTTATATCAATGCAACTGCCAATCTTTCGCTGAATATTTCGGCGGTAAATACTTTTTTACCCGGTCAATGCCTGCATTTTAAATGCAAAAACGCAACTGGTAAAAACGCTGCTATCATTCCAAATGCCGGTGAAGATATCATGGAAGGAACATTGGTGAAAAATGTGTGGTTGTATGATACCGAAGAAATTGTTCTGGTTGCAGTTGACAGAACCGGCGGCGGTCCTGCTACCGGTTGGGAAATATTGCATGCAAAAGGAAACTTTGAAATAGTGGGTAATGATGGCATGGTAAGAAGCCAGCCACGGAATTCAATTATTGCAAACGGTACTACCGGATTATTACGGGCTGATTATGCAAGGCTTTGGGATATCGTTTCAGCAACTGCAATTGATGATTCAGTTTGGTTAAGTGATCCACTATTGTGGAAATGTTACTTCAGCGCCGGCAATGGCACAACAACTTTTCGTGTACCTGATATGCGTGGCATTTCATGGAAAGGGCTGGACCTTGGCCGGGGTATTTCTTACGAAAGGTATGGCACTACTGCAGGTTCGTATGAACCTGATTTGGTAGGTAGTCATACACACAATGTTCCCATACCTCCCGGATCAACAGCCGTTGGCGAAGCTGGCACTGGAAAGATCACTGGCGGCGGTGGTGCAAATGAGCCAGCGGGCGCAAATTCATTAACAGCAAGCAGTAACCGGTCAGGTGAAAATACCGTAAAAAATGCCGGGCTTATACCAATCATTTATTTTTAAAAAACAAATATGAAACAATTATTTTTTAGTTTGATAATGCTGATTTCTGTCAGTGCTTTTTCGCAGGATCCTTCTTATAGAAGTTTAACTGATACCGGTTCAATTCGTGCAAAAGTGAATGACTGGATCAAACCAAATTCATCTATCACAGCAAACAGATTGAATACTTTATTCAATGCCACATTAAGCATGGTTGGTAATACTGATCAGGTAATTACAACCATTTCAGCATTAAGAAGTTTAACCACGCCAACAGTATCACAGCGTTATTATACCAGGGATAAAGGGAAGGAAGGGCAGTGGTACTGGGATACTGCTGATGTTTCTTCATCTGATAATGGTGTAACTGTTTTAGTATCCGGAACAAAGCGCTTTAAAAGAATTTATGATCAGGTATCCGGTACTTTTTTTGGGGCCGTTGGTGATGGTACTACAGATAATACAGCAGCTTTTACCGCCCTATTAAATTCAGGTGTTACAACTATTAATTTACCTGATGGCATCTTTTATATTGCTACGCCTGTGACCGCTAATGCAGGTGTTGCAAAAAGAATTGTGGGTAGTAAAAACACTGTTATTAAATGCAATTTTGCAACGTCTGTCACCTTGTTTGATATCTATACAAATATTTCATTTGAAAACCTACAATTTGATCTTAGTGACAACCACTGTAAGCATGTGCTTAATT